AATTTAAAGAGGGGGAGAAAGAATCAGAAGGAGAGCGAAGGGGTAAAGAAACCGCTGAGCGTATTAGAGAAATAAACAAAAAACAAACGGAGAAAAATAATGAATAACAACTACATTTTAACAGAGGAAACAAGAGCAATTATACTAAAGTATATGTACACACGCCCTTACCAAGAAGTTGCACAAGCTATAGCAGTGTTAAGCAACTTGCCAAAATTAGACCCTAAAATAGACCCTACTTTTGTGCAAGACAATGCCACAAATAAAAAAAAGACATAAAAAAAGAGAGCACGAGGCTCTCTTGTACAAACTTGAAGTTAAGTTAAACAATGATGGAACTCTTAGCTTTAACTACGATTGGGTTAAGCCAGAGATTATAGTAGACCAACTAAAAAATTATGAATACCGATACACTATTTCTGCTATTGTTCGTCACTGTTTATCTAATGGGTATAAGTTAGATGAAGAACTAAATTATTTATTAAGGAACATATGAAAGAAAATATTGATAAAATACAGGCAAATATGCACGCTCCTTTTGGGCCAATGCTTATGGAATTTAAAATGCCGCAACCTTATATAGATATGTTAAATACATATGGTGATAAAATATCTTCCAGTGAAAAAAAATCTAAGCAATTAGATTGGTCGGATGGTCTTGTAGGTAACGTTAAGCAAGAACATAAAATTGAATCACATGTGTGGCAAGAAAAATTAGGAGAGTACCCTAGTCTTTTTAATTGGATGGCAAGCTGTTTAAATATGTATATGAAAACTTATATGGGGCAACAAGATTTAAGTGAAAATAAACCTGTTAAAGATTTTAAAACAGGTGATATTGTTGGGGTAGATTTACATAATAGTTGGATTGTTAATTCTATTGCAGGAGATTTTAATCCTCCTCACATGCACTCGGGAATGGTATCGGCAGCAGGATGGACAATGGTTCCAGAATCTGTCGAAAAAGATGAAGAGAAAGACCATGCAGGTTGGATAGAATGGTTATTTGCAGACCCCCACCCTTTGGTTAACCCTAAGTTTCCTTTTAAACCTGTTGCCGGTAAGGTAATGTTTTTTCCTAGTTGGTTGCAACATCAAGTATATCCTTTTCGTGGTAAAGGAATTAGAAGAAGTATATCATTTAATGTAACTCCTAAATACAAATGAATGTAGAATTTTGGCAATGGTGGATTTTAAGTATGGTAACAATTAATACAGTAATTAATTCTATTGTGTTTGTAGTAGGTCGTAAATTTAAAAAGGATAAAAAATGATTACAAAAGAATGTTTGGAACAAGCAATAAGTTTATCTGGGGTGGATAGACAAAAAGATTATGGGGATAAAGTTGATAACCATGCTAACATATCTAAGCTATGGTCAGCATATTTAGATGTAAAAATAAGAGCTCATTATGTGGCGATTATGATGTCGTTGTTAAAAATAGCTCGTACTAAATTAGGTGCAGTTAGTAAAGATACTTATATTGATATGGCTGCATACAGTGCCATAGCAGGAGAAATTAAATTTAAAGAAGGAGGAAAAGAATCAGAAGGAGAGAGAAGAGGCAGAGAAACTGCGGAGCATATTAAAAAAATAAACAAAAAACAAATGGAAAAATAAAATGAATTATATAATTACCCAAGACGAATTACAAGGCATATTAAAGTATATGTTTACAAGACCTTATGGAGAAGTTGCTCAAGGTATTGCTGTGCTAAGTAAACTTCCTAAACTTGACGATAAAATTAACCCTAGTTTTATTAGTGAAGAGGGCAAAAAAAATGACACCAAAAAGTAAGGAAGCAATTCTCTTCAGTACCGTAGTGTCAATAAATAATAATGGTGAGTTAATTACAACGCATGAGTCGTTGCCAAATAAAGAAGTTTTAAAAGAGCTTGGTGACGACTACTATGCTCATTTAATATCTGCAATTGTTACTCATTGCAAAGCAGATTCTTTTTATTTTGATGACCAGTTACGCAATCTGTTGCGTAGCATTTGACATCAATCCTGTATTCTGGTCTGTCAATGTTCCCAAAGGAGCCATTGTGTTACTAGCCATTGCGTCACTCATAGGTGTTGGAACATCTATATTTTCTGGAGACATATCCTCAACAGCCGTTTCTATTTCTTCTGCACTTTGAGCAGGCCCTCCTGTAGCTACTACAGGTTCTTTAACTTTTTGTTCTTGTTCTAATGGAGTCTCTAGAACTTTAACACTTTCTTTCATTAATCCTGTTATCATTGGTGTAGATTCTTTACTAGGATTTCCAGATATACTTCCATACTCTCCCAGTAGCTGACTAAAATTAATATCTTTCATAGCACTTAATAAATCCTTTGTAATTAAAGCTCTAGATACATTTCCTTCCATAGGGGTAGTAGGAGATGTTCTAACATTCTCTGTCATCATCTGTGTTATTAGTTGGTCTGTTACTGGTAATGCCATTTATTCTCCTGTTATATTTTTCCTAAATTTAAAATTATTCTTTTTTCTTCTGGAACTTGAAAAATATTTTGTTGTTCATATTTTTCTGGGCCTATAATATTTGCTAATGATTCTGCCGCATCCATAAAAAGAGAGCTTATATTATAGGCATCCTCTTTTGCTTTTTCTATTCTAATTTGTTCCTTGTCTGTGACGTATGGAAAAATAGGGTCATATCCGGAATACAATGCTTCATCTTTTTTGTAAGGTCTCATGTAATCTTGGTTTGGAGAAGTAAAGTCGAGGTCAAATAAATAAAATTCAGATTGTTTTCTAACAGTGTATCCCCACTCCTCTAAATTTACTGGTGCTTCTCCTGTGTCGGGATTTGTTAAATCAATATTAGTTTTCCAATCATAATAGTCTGTTAAAATTAACTCACCATCGTCATTAATATATACTGTGGACTCTCCTAAAGTAGACCCTACACTTCTTTCAGCAAATGGATTGTAACTAAATACATCAATTGGATTTCCTGCGTAATAATCTACTGTTACAGGCTTAGTATTTTTTAAATTTGCCAAATCAATATTTCTAAGGTTTAATTTTTTCTTTATAGTTTTTAATGCTTCATCTTTTATATATGATAGCTCCTTTTCATTAAAAATATCTTTTGTAAAAGGGACATTTTCTTTTTTACCTCCCATCAAACTATATCCAAATTGTGAAAATACTGCAGGTATACCCAGATATTTTGAAGCAATGTCTCTTGTTTTAGATAAAACCGAGGGTTTGTAATTTGTGTCTTTAGTTACTTTTGTAGTATCAGTAGGGCCCCATCTTGTTTTAGATATAAACGGGGCTTTAGTCTTTGTTATTTGGTCTTTTTTTATTTTTGTATTTTTATCTGCGTATTTTGTTTTTCGATTATAATTATAATTAACTCTGTCATCAAAGTTGTACTGCTCAAATTTTGAATCCCTTCCTTTTTCATTTGCTGTTACATCTCCTGCAAGATTTAATATACCTTGGCTAGCCATACTTTGAGCGGCTTTTTTTCTTGCCATAATACCTTTATCTTTTTTTTGTTGAGAAGTATTTTTAGGTTTAGGTTTAGATGTATTAGATTGCCCAATACCCGGTTGTCTACTACTAGGCTTTGGTACTAAAGATTTAGGTTTACTAATTCGCTGTTGACTTCTACTTGGCCTTCTACTTCTTCCATGTCCTGCTACATGTGGCATGTTAATTACCTAGTGGATTTTTAAGTTTTAATTTAAGTTCTTCCATCATAGCATTTTGTACTTCATTTTCTTTCTGTGCGATAGCTACATCTTTACTTAATTCCTCAATGTCTTCTTCTAATTCCCAAGCATATTCTTCTAATTCTTTAAGAGAACTAAGGAGAGGTTGTAAATTAGCAGGTTTAGGTAACATAGCTATTTGCTCTCTAATTTTACCTATCTCTTTAAATACTTTTGTTAAATCTGTAGGTTTAATTTTCTCTTCTACTTTATTAATTCTATCAATTAAATCTACTTTATATTCGTTAGCGTATAATAAAACTTCATCAAATTGTTGTGTTAACTCTTTATCTTTTTGTTTTAAAGAAGTTAAATTAACTACTGGTTTTTTTTCTATTGCATCGAGGCGTGAATTAAACTGGCCCCAAGTATAAAACCCTCCACCAATTGCTCCTACAACACCTATC